GATTGTTATCCAGCTGTTTGACTGCGAGGCCCAGGTTGTTTGTCCTGAAATCTGCATTTCCCTTGTAGGCATTGTTATTCTGTTTCCAAGTGATATCGTAGTTCTGACCGAGATACTGATTCCCGGCACCGCCCTCGATAACGGTCGAAGCGCTATCGCGAGTGTGTGTGGTGGCACCCTGAGCCTGAGTGGCCGAACCACGGACGTTCATGCGACCACCCGGAGGCGTGTAGCCCTTGTTTCCGCGGTCGGCGGGGCGCAGAAGGATGGTGTTCTGTGTATTCTGGTAGGCTCCCTCGAACGAGTGAATGCCCGGAGCCGCCACGTCGTTGATGCGCGACTGGAAGTTCGCCTTGTTGCGGGTCGGAGCCTCCTGAAGCGTTCCGGCTGAAACGAACTTCTTAGCCGCGCCGAACTCAAGACCGTCCATGCGGGTCGAGGTCTCCGAACGGATTGTGGGACGCTGGGTCTTCACGTAACGTTCGCGTTCACGCTGACCGGTGAGCATACCGCCTTGTCCCTGCGCGCGACCCCGTTCCAAGGGACGTCTGTCTTCGCCTCCCAAAAGCTGATAACTCTTCTGAGGACGGTTCTGGGTAACGGTAAGACGTTCGGTCCCTCGGTTAACAAAGTCCTTGGCGGGACCCGACCTGCCGGGGAGGGTGGTGAGCTTGTACGCGCCGACGTTATTGGGCATCACACGGAATTGCTGCTGATAACCACCGTAGGCGGGGACGTTTGCCGGGACGCCAATGCCTGGACCCACAAACCTACGCTCGGCGGACGACAGATTGTTCATGCGACTCGAGACATTCTGACGGTCATAAAGGTTGTATACGGGCTGACCAAACGGGAACTGAACATTGGGAGATGTGTCCTGAAGGGTCGCGACGATTTCTTTTTTCTGTTTTGATGTGTCAACATAGGGTCCAGATAGAATATCGGTCACAAGGGTCAAATCCTGACCAGGAGTATTGATGTTCCTACCAAAAAACGGCAACTGCTGCGTCTCTCGGTTCGGAACGGGTGCTGAAGTAAAACCTTCTTTGCGGTCACTGCTGGCAATTTGACGACCTGCCACAGCAATCCCTAACAAGGCCACAAGACTCAATGGGTCCATATTAAAACTAGAGTAGATTTTAAAAATCACTTGTATCTACGCTCAAAAAGAACGTTCTGGACATCGGCCCGACTGCTTGACGGATCCCAAGACCGGGTCCGGAGCGGCACAGAGCACGACATGTCCTTGGAGGGAAAGTCATACTCGCGACCCTGATAACCCTTCTTGAAGAACGTGGTAGACTGAGGGCGAAGCATGTCCTCGACCAGGATCAGATTTCCTGGAGCCCCCTTGCCCGCCATGTAGGGTGAAGTACCGTAGATGGGTGTCGAAGCCCGACCCGAACCTGCATAGTTGAGGTTGCTGACCACCGGGGGTGCGATCACATGATCGTAGGCGCAATCCACCGGCAGACTCTCGGCATCCAAAAGGACCTTTGATGTGTTGAGCTGATAAGCCATATTACTATCACCAGAGATTTTAACTAGTGGTGCCACCGAAGGTGCCCCTGATCTGCTGAAGTTCTGGCATCCTGGACTGTCCGAACATGGAAGCGTCGTTGGGGTAGCAGGCACTTCCATCGTCCCTGCAGACCTTGTTCACCACCGGTCCATAGGCTGCCCGAGCGAATGCTCCTTGATCGTTGGGGATGGTCGTTGACGGCATGCTGTAAAAAGCACGGAATGCCTGATTTCGACTTGAATAGACATCGGCCTGATCGGTAGGTGTGCCCTCATTCAAGAATGCCTTGACCTTGTCCTTGACGGTCGGGTAGTAGCACGCCGCCGGGCGCTTCGGATTGTCCGTATAATCCGAGAGAAGCACGTTGGCCAATGGATTTTCCTTTGTCGGCTGCTTGCATGCCTTTCCTGGAGTGGTCGCGTTGAACCTAACTCCCTCCTCCTCGAACGAAGCGGGTCGCATAGCTTCCTTGATGCCACCAGCCAGTAACATCGACGCCATCACCATAATAACTGTGAGACCCAGATAAATGACCCTGATGTCACGGTTAATCACATAAAGGATCGCCATGGTGTAGAGAATGAATCGGGTGGCGGCGTTGAGCCTCTCCACGGGATTCTGTTTAGCCAGAGGCCAAAAGATCAGCACCTTGTTCTTGGCAAACAAGTGCGATGGATTTCTAAACCACGGTTGTTCCATTCTTATTTATTGACTAGTTATTTTTTTCAAGCATCTTGGTCAGATTTCCCATCAGCGGTCCGAGGGCACTCATGATCTTATTCTCATCCAACCCACCCTGACCATCGCCAAACTGCTCTTCAACTTTGGCCGTCATTTCCTCCATGATTTCGGGCTTCATCAGATTTCCGAGAAGACCGGCCAGTGGGTTGTCTTCGCCACTCGGCCCCTGGGGTGCAAACAACTTATTGATCTTCTCTGGTGAAAAATCCATATTGGTTTGGCGGGACGCCCGAATCTCCTCATCGCCGACATTGTTTCCGAGGACGTAGAGCCCCTGTACGTACTGCCAGATGGCCGACCGGCTGTTGTCTGAAAGCTCGGACTTCCACATAGACTCGAGGTCCAAGGTCTTCAAAATTCCATAGCTACGTGAAAGTTCCTCGAAGATGCGCTCATCCTGATTGCGAATGAGATCCTCGTGGGGTTTCACATTCTTCATAAACGTTTCCAGGCAGACACCAGGATCCTTCTTGATCAGCATGCTGACCGTATTCCTGTAGGTCTTCACAATGGTGTTCTCTGGGAACGTGTGAGCCAGCTCATCCACAAACTGTAAAAGAAGCTCGTTGAATGTATCTACACTGGCCATAGTATTATTTGACTAGACTAAAATCTTTAACTACATACCGCGACTAACCTCAGGAAAGGGAGTCTCATAGATCTCCTCGCGCTGAGAGATTCCGAGATAGACGATCAAACCCACCAAGATGGCATTTAGAATTGCGGGCTTTATCATATCGGCATTTCTGGGAGGCGCCTCGCGATTAAGGCGGGCCACCAACTGGATATAGCCCATTGTGATGACCGCACCGACCAACGCCGCGACCAAAGGATTTTTAAGCGAATCACTGATCATTATTAAATAAAGCAGATTTTAGTATGTTTAACGGTTCGCACTGGGGTTGATGGAAAAGTCCTCTTCTTCGTCCATCGGTGGCATGGGCGCCCTCCTCATAATCTTGTCATTGAACGTAAAACTCTTGGTCTCTTCCTGAGGCACATCGACCGGCTCCTCTGACATCGGCAACGAAGGTTCAGAGGGCGCTGCGGGCTCTGCGGGCTCCATGGGCTCCATGGGCTCTTCTGGCATTTCAGATTCGTCCTCCACTGGCAACTCGCCGCCGCCGGGAAACATGTCTGATTCGGGATCCGCCTCTGATTCTGGCTCCGGTTCTATAGGTTCACCATTCATCACGTCCACTGCATTTTTGTTAAGGTAGGTCTTCAGGATCTGATTGATCGGGAGCATCTCCTTGACGGTCTCCTCGACCACGCCGTCCATTCGCTTGAGCAGATCCTTGCGGCGGTCGTTCCTGCTGACCACCTCCTGATAGATATAGGGATCCTCGTAGATTCGCTTGGCGACATTGGTGTAGACGCCCAGAACGAATACGTCGTTGGTGGGAATCTTCAGTGACACCTTCCTGGAATCCTTTGAGAGCCTTACCGACGAAATGATCTTGACCGTGGCCACGAAGCACGCCGCCGTCATCTCGTCCAGACATCCTCCACATCGGTCCACACACTTGCCCACCTCGCTATCGATCTGATAGTTGTTCCACTGAGGGATCTTGGCAAGTTTCTCCTGAAACGCCTTGAGCGTGTTGCGTCCCTGGGTCTCCACCTTGGATTCGGCATAGAGTGAGTCCATGCAGTCCAGTGCGCTCGGGAGAATGGTGGACGAAAGTTGGTTCAAAAGTTCCTTCTTGGCTTCCACAAGAACATTAAGGTTATTGTCCATAGTTACTGATAAAACGTATTTAATTCAGCGATATTTGTCCGCGGCTTTTTTGAGGTTTGCCAGGGATGCAAATTCATTCTCAGGTTCCTTGGACTTGGGCTTGGACTTGGCTTTCTTGGGATACCACGAAACAAATAACTGACCGTTTTCATACAGCTGGGTGAAGAACCCGCCGTTGATGAACTGG